GCCTGTGGCGGAGGCTGCGCCCTGATCGCCTGTGGCGGAGGCTGCGCCCTGATTGCCTGTGGCATGATTCTCTTTTTCGGCGTTTGCGCGCTTGATCGCGTCCTCAAATCCGATTTGGTTCTTGACATATTCGATCTGCGCTTTCACGAGGCCGGGAACGCCAATCTCAGCTTTCAACATCATTTTTTTCGCGACGATTTTGCTGTCATTCGATTCACGCTCGTCAGTTACTTCTTCGGCATCTGCCTCAAAATATCGGCTTTCGTTCGGTGCATAGTGGTTCAGCACATCAATCGGTTGCTCGCACGCGTGCAGGCCAGCCCTGCAAAGATGCGGCTCTCCATCAAAAACAGCGGCTTCGCCAAGCTTGTATTGAAACCCGCGGCACTTCATATCCTTATCCGTGCCTTTATAAACTTTCATGTTGATCCTCCTGTTTCATCTTTCCCACCAGCCACAGCGGCGGGAACAAATAACGATCTTCGTCCTCCGGCTCGTCCGGCTCGTACTCCGGCTCTGGAATGCTCAAGTACAGATTTTCGCCATCATACGCCATTACGACTCACCTCCTGCCGGATCAGCGCTTCACAGAAGCTCTGCACCGTGGAAAACCCAAGCTTCTTGAGCAGCTTGTCCAGCTTCTTCGCCTGATCGTCCGTCAGGCGGAAATAATACCGGTTCGTCTTCTTCCGCCGGTCGCTGCGGTTCTTGGGCGCGTCCAGCGCCTTGATCGCCGCAGCTGCGTCGGGTTCTAGCCTGACACCGTATTTCTCCGGGTGTTCGCATTGCGAAAGCAGAACCTTATTAAACTTCGGGTAGTCGGCCCGATGTACCGCGTCGACGCAGGCTTTCGCACCATGTCGGACGCGGGAATCCGTTAAACTTGACATAGTTCCCTTTCTGCCCTATAATAAAGGCGTCTTAAGTTTCCTTTCAGCCTCTGTCGCGTTGCCGCGCGGCAGGGGTCATTTCTTTATGCCAGCCCGTACAGCAGCGCTACGAGCGCGACGAAGCCAGTCACGACGCATTCATACGTCATTGCGGCTGTCCCTGCCATTGCTGACAGGATCATCGCCGCGCCGCTTACCCAAAGGCACATCCCTTTGACGATCCGCCGCGCCGCCTTGCGGGCCTCCAATTCTTCACGCAGCCGCTCCCGGCGCTCCTCAGTCGTTTCCTCCGGCTCATGCCCGAGCTGCTCTGCAAGATTCGTTCTCATGTTGCTTTCTCCTTCGCTTCCTGCATCCGCCTGACGAGCCGCGCCAGACGGGCGTTTTGTGTCACAAGCTTCTGCGCGTCCAGATCCAGTCCCTTGCGCTTCAGCCCGCCGATGATCTGCGCCGTCTGGCACTCACAGACCAGCGCCGCCTCGATCAGATCATGCAGCTCCTGCGCATCCAGCGTCAGGGTGTAGGTCTTCACTTCCGCCATGTTGCATCCTCCTTCTGTCCACTCCTTTTTCGATTTCTGTTCGTTGCTTCGCAATTCGTTGCCGCTGCTAAGCGGTGCTGTGCTTGGCCTTGCCCTTGCATTGCATTCGCTGCTGTGCCGTAGCTTCGCGTAGCCTTCGATGAAATGCCATGCCCCTGCGTTGCTGGGCTATTCATTCCTTGCCTTTGCCGGTCTTCGCAGCGCTGCGCCGTTGCATCGCATTGAGACACTTTGCAAATCGCGGCATTGCCCCGCCCTTGCACTTAATCCGCCAGAACCTCGTAGGTAAATCTGCCCTTGCCGGAGTTCCGCCACTGGCCGATGCCGCGCAGGCGGCCATACTCCAGCCATTCCAGCACTGCCTCTTTGTGCGCCTTTTCATCGAGCATCACGATATCGAGCTCGATGGAGCTGCCTGCCGGGATTTCCTCGGAATTTGCGAGGCTTACGCGCTCACCCTGTGCGGTCTGAGCACGAAGTGGCCTCTGGCATTCGCCGATTTCTCCGTTGACCTCAATGGGAATCATGCGCGGCTCTACAAAGATCAGGCCGTCAATGATCTTCTTATAGGCTTTTAGCGCGCTGGATTTCTTGGTTTTCACGCGTGCCAGCATACCGCAGGCGTCTTTGAAAAAGCCTTTGATCTGATAATCGTACAGAATCGGCTGTCCGTCTGTACGCGGGAAAACGGTTTTGCCCTTTTCGGCGACAGCGTCCGCGCCGAGCGCTGCGATCTCATCCTCGATCGTGCTTGCGTCCGGGGCCTTGCTTGCGATAAAGTCACGCGCAATGTTCTCGTTGCTCGGCCATGTGCCAAGAACCGGCTCCAAAAATGTAAGTTTTACTCTCATGTCGTCCTCCTTCAAATATTTCCTTTAATAATCGATTGCGTTCAGGAACACTTCGCGCGGGATGCCGATCTTCTTGCAAATTGCCATCATCCCGCGAAACTGCTTCCCCTGCGGATCCTTCATCCATTCCACCAACGTGCATTTCGCGGAAACCCCGGCGGGCCTCATAAGATCGTCATATGTAAAATTTGATGTTTCCAGATAGCCCTTAATGAGCCGCCGCATATTCAGAGATGTGTTATCTCGCCCCAGCTTCACCGCTGGCATATTCCTTCCCTCCCTTCATCAGTTCCTCTTCCGGTACGCCGTAATGTTCAGCCAGCAGCTTTATGTGCTCCGGATGCGGTTTTGTGCCATTCTTCCAATTTTTGATTGTGCTTTGATGGACACCAATCAACTTTGCAAGCCTGTAATTTGATTCCTGGCGTTCAGCCTGTAGCCGCGCAAGAGTCCCAGAAAGATTCAAGTTCTCACCTCCAACTTATTGACAAATTAGAGCAAGCGTGATAGTCTAATTTTGCAGATATTAAATACCACACATCCATCATCCCGGCGTGTTTTATCACGGCGGGCAGGGTTTTGTTCGCTCTTTACGCATTTAATTATAGACTATTATTAGAGCAATGTCAACGCTTTTTGGACTATTCTTAGAGTATATTTTAGACGATTCTTAGAGGTGTTTTTTATGGAATTTGCACAATGGCTGAAAGAAGAAATGGAAAAGCGCGGTTTCACGAACTACGAAATGGCCAAGCGCGCAGGAATACATCAGACAACTATTGCTGGCTGGTTAGACGGGAAAAAGCCACAGCGTGAAAAGATAGATATGATAAAAGCTGCATTCGCTGAGTTCGACGAAAAAAGCCCCCTCGTCCATGCAGACGAAAGGGCTTTGGATGAAGAATTGGTTTCAAGGCTTACTTCTCTAACGCCGGAAGATCGGAAGAAGGTTGATGCTTTTGTGCAAGGGCTTTTAGCAAATCGTTGAGCTTCTTCTTTTCCTCATAGGTCAGTTTTTCTATGTATTTCCGCGCTTCCTCCCGTGTCATACGATTGACTCCTTTCCTTTCTTCTATAGTACATTTTAAAACGTATGTTCGTTTATTTCAATAGGCAGTATTCCACAAAATCCGTATTCAATTTTCTACACAGAAATTTTGAATAAGTACAATTTATAGGACAGGAGAAGTGATAAGATGAAACGAAAACGAAATAGCCTGCTTCGGCCGGTCGCGTGGATTGCAACAGTCGTGTTAATCTACTGCATAGGTCTAGTTTCAACATTGGTCTGTACTCTTGGCGCTTGGGCGGTAAGCGAACTCAGCCGTCTTTCTACTGGAATGGTCATCCTTCTTGTAATTCTATTGGGAAGCGTATACATTGGTCTATATTTCTACTCTGGGATTTTGCTTCCGCACCTGCTGGTATTTGCCTCTGATTTTATTTATCCATCAAATCATGCGTTTCGGTATTACTTTTCAGGCATAATCACGCTGATTTTCTGCGCATTTTCTGTGATTGGTTGTATTCGAGGGTGGATTGTCCAAACCGGAGATACAAGCATATTTTGGTTTTACGCTACCTATTCTCATCTTGCCTTATCGGCGATTATTATGATGCTGCGCGGACGTTCATCATCGGAAGACCGGCATAAAGAAGCGGTAGAGAATGTTTTGTAAATCCACCCCGCCGCCCGCTGGATGAAGCGGCGGGGTTTCCCTCGCAGCGAGTGGGAGCGCCGCTTGAGTACGTTTCCAGTGTAGCAGACAATATTTGTAAAAGTCTACACCCCAGATTTCAAATCGCTGCTCAAAATTAAGAAAACGTGTATTCAAAATTGCGAATTTTAACCTATTTTGGAATTTTGTTGTTGGAGGCGTTTGTTTTGACATCAATGGAGAAGCTTGCACCGTTTTTTGAAGCCTATTCAGAAAAGGTCAAGCGGAGAAGAAACGAAGTCGGAATGACGATCAGTGCGCTTTCAGATAAGTCCGGCGTCCCATACTCAAATGTAAGCCGTGTGAACTCTGGCGCGCAGGCAAACCCGCTGTTGTACAACGAGGCTGCAATCGCCGATACGCTTGGTCTGTCGCTTGACGATCTCTGCGGGCTTGACCATGCAGCCGGAAGTCAAAGTGAATTGCAGGATCAAAACAATAAACTTAAAATCGAGAACGCGGGGCTCACCGCGACAAACGAGGCGCAAACTGCGCAAATCAAGTCTATCCACGCGGTTTGTTATGTGCTTGTATTTTTCTGCCTGGTTCTCGCAATGTCGATGGTCGTTTATCTCGTCATTGATTCGCAGATCACAGATTCCGGTATTATTCGAGGCGGGAAACTATCAATTATGGCTTGGGCGTTTATTGGGCTAATCGTTGCGGCGGTTATTGCTGCGGGAGTTACAATATCGCATATCATCCGCAAGGAGAACCAACATGAAGAAAGTCAAAGTCCCAGAAGCTGAAAAACTTCCGTCCGGTTCTTATCGATGCCGGGTGATGGTGAATGGGAAATCAAAATCATTTACAGCAGATACAAAGCGCGACGCGGAGCAAGCCGCTTTGGAATATAAGATATCCGCAGAGCAGGAACAAAAAGAAACCTGTTCTTGTGGGCTTCCGCTGACAAAGGCGATTGACGAGTACATCAGCGCAAAAGACGCGATCCTTTCACCGGCCACAATTCGAGGCTACCGTGTCGTGCAGAAGAATCGTTTCCAGTCGCTCATGCAAACCAGATTAAATAACATTTCATTTATGAATCTGCAAAAAGCCGTCAACGAGGAAGCCAAGACGTGCAGCCCGAAAACGATCCGAAACGCCGTAGGCCTACTATACGCCGTGCTGAAATTCCACAGCATAGATATGCAGCCTGTGGCGCTGCCGCAGAAGATCGACAAGGAAAAACAGATCTACACGGAAGACGAGCTGCGCAAGCTTTTCGACACTGTGCGCGGAACAGACTTAGAAATCGTCGTGCTATTGGCCTGCTGGCTCGGTATGCGCCGCTCTGAAATTATCGGCCTGAAATGGGAAGACGTCGACCTCAAGAAAAAATCTCTGCTCGTGGCCTCCGCCCTTGTGCTGGATGAAAACAATAAATATGTTGAGAAAGGCACAAAAACAGAGAAGTCAAGAAGGAGGTTTACGCTCCCGGATTACATCGTCGATCTTCTGTCCAATGCGCCGCACGACGGCCCCCGCGTTGTCATGACCAGCCCGCAGACAATTCGGAACAGGCTCGTCGCGGCGACAGAAAGGGTCGGCATTCCATTCTATGGGCTTCACGCGCTGCGGCATATGAACGCATCTATTATGCTGTCCCTGAACACGCCCGACAAATACGCCATGGAACGCGGCGGCTGGTCGTCTGATAAGACCATGAAGAAGATATACCAGCATACTATGACAGCCGAGCGTGAGAAAGTCGATGCAAGCATCGACGCATATTTTGACGCGATTGTGCAGAAGCAAACGCCACGTCGCTGGCATATCAAAAAATCTAATTTTGCCACGATTTTGTCACGCAGTCAAAAAGCATAGTATTTTCAAGCACTATATCGTTTTCAGCAAGGGTTCGAATCCCTCATCCCCTGCCAGATGAAAAATCCGTAATCCAAAAGGATTACGGATTTT